ACTTACGCAGGCAAGATGGATTTATTAAAAGTAGCTGCTGCTAGTGCTACCGAGGTTATTGGTAAAGGTTTAATAGATGCTATAAGTGCTATAGGTAAAGATAATTCAATAGATCAGGCTGCTGATTCTATGAATAACTTTGCAGTTGCTATTGCCAATACTGCTAAAGGTATGGGTGAGTTAATAGGACAAATTAAGAGAATGGTAGATAGTGATGTAGGTAAGTTTTTACTAGCAGTAACAGCTTTACTTACACTAGGTAAAAAACAACTTATAGTCGGTGCTGCAGGTTTAATTGCTTATGATATAGGCAAGACACAGAAACCATCATCTAACTTTACATTTGGGTCAGGTAATCCATTACAAAGAGCAGAAACTAAAGCAATTAAAGATGCTGTTTATTATCGTAAACAAGAGAATGCTGCACTAAAAGCAAAGACTGCCGTAGATGCATTACGAGACAAGTTTGACGTAGAGCGCATAGGACTTACAGTTGCACTAAATGCTGCAACTGATGAAGAAACTAGATTACGCATAAAATCTCAAATAGCAATACTAGATAATAACGAGGCTTTGGCTAAAAAATTATTAGCAGAGATGAACGCTGCAGAAGCCGCAAACAAATTAGCTGCAGCCACTGGAGATTTAGAAGCTGCATTTAGAGCAACGATAGCAAGACTTGCAATTTATGATCCAGTAAGAAACATAGCACCTGGTCAAACTGGTGGAATGACTAGCACAATATCTAACGTACCATCTACGCCATTTATAGGCACACCCTTTGGCCAAGCCGGTGGCAACACTGGCCCGATAAATGCCACGCCAGTAAATGTAACCTTAGAGTTAGCACCTAACGCTGGCGAGTTTGGCCAGTTAATTTATAACTCATTTTTAATCAATCAAAAGAATGGTCTGACACAGACAGTTAACGGTGGCATAGGGTGACCCTGCCTGTAATAAATGCAGTAATTAACTTTAGCACTGGGCCTAGCTTTGCTCAGGCGTTTATTTTAGATGAAGGCATATTGGACACAAATATATTGTCAGGCTCAAATTATGTAGTCGTTGACGTATCAGATCAGGTAAGTCGTGTTGAGACAAATAGAGGCCGTAATGCATTATCAGATCAATTTCAAACAGGCGCACTTACTTTACGCATAATAGATCAAAATGGCGATTTTAATCCACAGAATGTGACTGGCCCGTATTATAATTTATTAACGCCTATGAAGAAAGTGCAGATTACTGCAACCTACGGCAGTGTCACCTATCCTATATTTTCAGGTTTTATTACGTCTTATGTAACTACATATCCTAAAGATGCAGAAGATGTTGCATACACGGAAATTAAAGCAGTAGATGCATTTAGATTAGTTTTTAATGCACAGATAAGCACAGTTACAGGCGCAAGTGCAGGCAATTTATCTGGCACACGTGTTAATCAAATATTAGATGAGATTGATTGGCCTGCAACTATGCGTGATATAGATGCTGGACTTACTACTATGCAGGCAGATCCTGGCACTAACCGCACAGCTTTAGCAGCTTTGCAAACTGTTTCAGATTCAGAGTATGGTGCTTTATACGTAGATGCTTCTGGGTCTTTTGTTTTTCAGGATCGATCTGTAACGGCTGGATCTATTGCCGGCACACCTACAGTCTTTGCAGACAATGGCACAGGTATAATTTATTCTGATGCTTCATGGATTCTTAACGATGTATTAGTATTTAACAAAGCAACTATTACTAGGACAGGTGGCACAGCTCAGGTAGCAACAAACCAAGACAGCATAGATAAGTATTTTTTACACAGCTACTTTTTAGACAACCTACTTATGCAAACCAATGCCGTAGCCCTAGATTATGCACAGGCTTATGTGGCTAGTAGAGCTGAGACAAGCATACGAGTAGATTCTATAGTTCTTGACTTATACACGCCTAATTACAACACAGGCATTATTGCAGCTTTAGACCTAGATTTTTTTGATCCTATAAAGGTAATTACTACTCAGCCAGGTGGATCTACCCTAGAAAAAACATTACAGATTTTTGGTGTACGAATGAACATAACACCGAATAGTTGGAAAACCACGTTCACGACATTAGAGCCAGTCATAGACGCATTTATCCTAAATGATACGATTTATGGCACTTTAGACTATAATGTCCTAAGTTACTAGGGAGTAGAAATGGCAGCAGGTTTAGGTTTTAAGACGTTTACAACTGGCGAGGTATTGACTGCCGCAGATACTAACGGCTATCTAATGCAGGGCATTCTAGTCTTTGCAAGTGCAGCAGCTAGAGATGCAGCAATTACTTCACCACAAGAAGGACAGTTTGCTTATCTTAAAGATACAAACGTAACAACATATTACACAGGTAGTGCGTGGGCTAACGTAGATACAACTGGAATGACTAACCCAATGACTACTACTGGCGACAGTATTTATTCTTCTAGTGGATCAACACCAGCAAGACTTGGAATTGGAAGCACAGGACAAGTCCTTACTGTGGCATCAGGTTTGCCAAGCTGGGCTACACCTGCAAGTGGTGGTGGAATGACTTTAATAAATATTAGTGGCACTACTCTTTCAGGTTCATCGGTAAGTATAAGTTCAATTCCAACAAGTTATGTAGATTTAAGATTGATTGTAGAAAACTACAGACCAGGTACAGACGGCGCTGCTTTATTTATACAATACAACAGCGATACTGGCTCAAATTATAGAAATGGTAGTTACACTGACAGTTGGGCTGTAGGTTCTGCGAGTTCATGGGCATCAACCGCTAATCAAATTAGCCCAGATACAGATAACGGCACATCAAACGCATCTATAAATGTTTATATGCCAAACTATTCTAGTGCTTCAACTTGGAAACCTAATTACTGCGCAAGCATTGTTAATGATAATGCAACTCCAGCTAATTTTAGAGGATTATATTTTGCAGTTCCTTACAACGCATCCGCAGCTATAACTTCATTGACATTATCATTAAGCACTGGAAGTTTTACATCAGGAACAGCCTATGTATATGGAGTTAAATAATGAGTAAAATACAAATAAAAGAATATAATTGTGAAACTGGCGAAGAAATAATTAGAGATGCTACTGCTGAAGAAATAGAAAACATTAAAGTAATCGCTGAAAATTACAAAACACGTAAAGAAGAATTATTAGCAAAAGAAGCAGCACGTCAAGCTATTCTAGATCGCATGGGTATTACAGCGGAGGAAGCTCGACTTCTTCTTTCATAATGAAACCATGGCTATGTGCAGGCGGTGTACAGCTACGAGATCAGATTGATACCTGGTACGCAGATCGTCGCTCTACCTCTGATGGGTGGCTGGGTGATGCTCGTCATTCCGCCAGAAAATCGGATCATAATCCAGACACAGATGGGTGTGTACGAGCCATTGATGTGGATTCTCGCTTGGATTCATCCGAGGGGATCTCAGTATATTTGGCTGACCAGATCAGAATCTGTGGCAAAACCGATAAGCGCATATCTTACGTAATCCATAATGGCATGATTGCTAGCAAGATACTTAATTTTAAGTGGCGTAAGTACAAAGGTTTTAACAAGCACACAAAGCACATGCATATCAGCTTTACAAAGTTAGGCGATAAAGATAGCAAGCCGTTTGATATACCACTACTAGGGGGTAACATATGAAAATAAGCAATAAGCAGAAAGCAATACTTAAATCATATTTTAGGGGTGTGCTTGTATCATTCTTAACATTCTTAGCTAGTAATGAGCTAGGACTAGATCCAGTTATATCAGTAGTAGTGGCCGCACTTGCAGGCCCAGCAGCTAGGGCTTTAGATAAATCCGATGATGCTTATGGCCTCGGTGCAGATGAAGCATGACACCGGGCGAGTGGGTCGCTTTAGCCGTTGGCGTATGCGCAATATGTACAAGTTTATTAGTGGCTCTACGCTGGGTTATTAAATCTTACTTAGCAGAACTTAAACCTAATAGTGGGTCAAGTTTGTATGATGCCATTTCTCGCATTGACGAAAAAAGCACTAGACTTGAAAAGCGTGTCGATGATCTTTATTCTTTAATAGTTAAGCGACAATTATAGTATGGCTGATACAAGACGTAAGCGTAAAAAGATAAATAAGCGCATTGTGCGTAAATCACCTGAGCCATTATCCAAACTAGATCAGCATTATATTGCTATGAATGAGATCTACAAGGCTGCACGTAAGGCTGGCTTTAGTGAGAGCTGTAGCTTGTATTTTGTATCAGATAGAGCGACTATGCCCGACTGGGTTATTGGTGATGGCGGCATCATACCTAGTATCGATCCTACTGAAGAGGATGAAGATTAAGCGTTGGCTAGTAATATCAGATTTACAAATCCCATATCATCATGAACAGGCAGTCAAGAACGTTATCAAACTTGCAAGACGTGAAAAGTTTGACGAAGTTTTATGTGTTGGCGATGAGATCGACTTTCAAACAATTAGCAAGTGGGCCGATGGCACACCTTTGGCTTACAGTCAGACTCTTAACAAAGACCGTGCAGCTTGTCAAGACATCCTATGGGATCTTACCGAGTACAGTAAAAAGGCTAGTGTTATCCGCAGTAATCATACTGATCGCCTTTATAGCACTTTACTAAAAGCACCTGGCCTTATTGGTTTACCAGAGCTGCAATATCCTAAGTTTATGGACTTTGCATCTATGGGCATTGACTACTACCGCACAGCTTACGAGTTTCACCCTGGCTGGGTATTAGCACATGGCGATGAGGGCAGCATGAGCCAGCACGCAGGTATCACAGCCCTTAACCTTGCTAAAAAATGGGGCAAATCAGTCATAGCAGG